TAGGATCAGGAACCACTTGGAGTCAGGTGAGTGTTGGTATGTATAGCATCATGGCCACCAAAACTGATGGTACTTTATGGACATGGGGATTTAATAACCTTGGCCAATTAGGACTCAATGATCTAGTTAATAGGTCCAGTCCAGTACAAATAGGAGTATTAACCAATTGGAGTTTGGTGAGTAGTTCCCGATACATAACCACAGCCAAAAAAACAGATGGTACTTTATGGACATGGGGATTTAATAACCTTGGTCAACAAGGATTAAATGATCGAGGAAATTACAGATCCAGTCCGACACAAATAGGATCAGCAACCAATTGGAGTCAGGTGAGTGCTGGTGAATCTGTCATGATAGCCATAGCAACATAATTTAAAATGACCAAAAATATAGCACCTATATAATATTGTGAATTGATTATTAAGAAAGGTTTTACCGTGAAGAAAGTATATTTTTTATCAGGACTTCCTAGGTCCGGTTCAACAGTATTGGCTGCTATTCTCAGTCAACATCCAGATTTACACACATCGGCCACATCAGGTCTTTTAGACATGCTGGTTGGTACACTTCGTGCATGGGCTGATTCTATGAATACCAAAGCGCAGAAGGACCAAAAAGCGGCAGAAGAAGAAATTCAACGAGTTCTTAAAAATATTTGTAATACCAAATATGCCGATGTAGATAAGCCAGTCATTCTAGACAAAGCCCGTGGATGGGCTGATGATACGAATATGCGTACCATGGCCAAAGTTCTTGAACACAAACCAAAAATTATTGCCACAGTCCGTAAAGTGGAAGATTGTGCGGCTTCATTTGTTCGTATTGCCAAACCAGAAAACCTCGATAAGTTTTTGGTAGAAGATGAACTAATTGGTCATCTCAAAGAATCGTATCAAACATTAGAAAAAGGATATTCATTTGCACCAGAATGTTTTCTGATTGTTGACTATGATGACTTGATGAATGATCCACAAAAAGAATTAAATCGAATACATGAGTTTTTAGAATTACCACCATTTGATTATGACTTGAATGCAATTGATGGTACCAATTTACAAGAACGTGATGAAGAAGTTTGGTTGGTTCCTGGCCTACACGATGTTCAACCAAAATTAGGTTATCAACACAAACAAGATTCTAAAGATGTTTTACAACACCGTTATTGGGAGTTTGTACAACCAAGATTTTGGTTAGGAGAGAAAGCGGCCAATAAACCCATTCACGACCTTGATATGCAGTTAGCTGCTGGTCTAATGGGTAACTTCAAAGAAGGTTTACGATTAGCCAATAAGATTGAACAAGAAGAACCTTGGAATAACCGAGCAGCTTTCAATCGTGGTTGGTATAAAATGTATGAAGGTAAACTTCTAGAAGGTGAAAAACTGTTATTTCGTGGTAGACTTGAAAAGGTGTTTGGTAATGAACCACCCAAGTCACCAATGCCAATGTGGGATGGTAAATCTAAAGGTACCGTGTTATTAAATTTAGAAGGCGGATTAGGCGACCAGATACACGGAGTTCGTTACGCAAGGGACATTGCTAAGGTTGCTGGAGAAGTGATTGTGGCGTGTTCTGGTTCGTTGGCGACCATGTTCCGTGGTGTAGAAGGAGTTGTTGCTGTGTGTCAAACAGATGCCGCATATGGTATTGTTCATGATTTTTGGGCACCATCTATGTCTACCATTCAGTTACTCGAATATGAGTATAAGGATATTTCAGGTAAACCATATATAAATAAACCACTAGTAGAACCACACAAAGGTCTCAGAATTGGTTTAAGGTGGCAAGGCAATCCACAGTTTGAACATGAACAACATCGAATATTCCCACCAACAAAACTATTTGATGTTTTAGATGATGTGGATGCAGAGTTCATTTCTCTACAAAGAGATGAAGGTTCTCAATACAAACCTTATTGGGTAAAAGAAGTACCATTAGGTCATTGGGAAGAAACAAGATTGGCTTTGGCTAGTTGTGATTTAATTATCACATCTTGTACCTCTGTAGCACATCTTGCCGGATCCATGGGAATTCCTACATGGATTGTGGTGCCAGTTTTACCATATTATCTGTGGGCTCCTCCAGGAAATACTACAGTTTGGTATGATTCTGTAAAGTTGTATAGACAAGAAGTATTTGGAGATTGGTCTACTCCATTTAATCACATTAAAAACGATTTACAAAATTTTAAAAAGTAATAGGAGATAGTAATGCCGACAAGAACAGGTTATAATATTCGTGTGCAAGATGGTAAAGTAACTGATGTTTGGGATACCCCAGCACCAGAAGGTCAAAGTGGTTGGTCACCAGCCATAGAGATTACTCCAGAACTCACAACTAACCGTGAAATTCTAACTACACACTCAATCGATATCACTAAGAATCCAATTGAAATTGTTTGGGAAAAAAGAAGTTTGTCTGTTGCTGAACGTAAAGATTCTTTAATTAGCCAAGCTAATTTTACCGTAACAATGTTAGAAAATCAATTACAGATGGCAACTCAAATGAATAACACAGATAGAATTGCTGAGTTGACAACACAAATTGAAGCGGCGACTCCAGTTCGAAATGCTAAAGTTGCCGCTGTTACAGCTGCTACTACTCATGAGGAAGTTGACGCTTTAATGTAATTTTGTTTTTTATTATGAAAGTTTGATATGAATTCTTTGTTTTGTTCTTATAATATGGATGTAGATAAGGCCTACATCATTCGAGTTAAAGATAATAAAAAATCTGAAGATGTAGCCTTACGATGTGCTAATTCATGTGAAAAGGTAGGAATGCCTTTTGAATATTGGGATGCTTACGATGGTTATTCACATCGTATTAAAGAACCTGAACATTCCAAAAATAGTTCTGTAATGAAAATGATTAAAGTTACAGACCATTATATGACTAGAGGTGAAGTTGCTTGTGCATTGTCCCATATTTCATTGTGGGCTAAATGTGTTGAACAAGACCAACCATTGGTAATTTTAGAACATGATGCAGTAATGGTACAACCATATCTCAAACACGCAGTATTTAATTCAATTGCATATCTAGGTAATAATGAGCAGGTCAATGGTGGTTGGCCAATTCTACCAACACCTACACATGCTTCAGAAGGTCCAAATTATCATTTTATTTGTAGGGCTCATGCGTATGCAATTGATCCTGCTGTAGCAAAAAATATGATTGCTCATGTAATTAAATTTGGTCTTACTGCACCACTAGATATTATTGTTCGTGCTGATATATTTCCAATTCATCAAATGGGTGTTTATGCCTATGATGTTAAAGAAAAAGATGAAGAAACCGGTGAGTTAAAAACAACCATACTTGGTAGACCTTTGAGTGGTAGAACAACTGAACGTAATGATAGGTTAGAGAAATGAAATATACTGTAATGTTCCATGAGTTTACGCAAAGAAGTATACAACAATTTATTGGCATGTATGGTTCACCAAAGACTGTAATTGAGATTGGTTGTTTTGAAGGACACACCACATTTGGTTTAACTGAGATGATGGTACAATCCAATCCAAATTACAAGCACTATGCAATTGATCCATATGATATGTCTGATGATTTACCATTAGATGTTTTAAATGAAGCCGGTCAGTTGTTTATGTCCAATTTGAAAGAATTCAAATACAAAGATAATGTAGAGTTTATTCACGACACATCTTGGAATGGATTATTAAAACTACTACATCGTGGTGTCAAAGCAGATTTAATCTATATTGATGGTGACCACAGAGCAGAAACGGTACTAGAAGATTTGGTTTTAAGTTTTAATTTGATTGATGTTGGTGGAGTTATTCTTTGTGATGACTGTGTGTCATGGAAACACCAAGATAAAGACAAACGGTTCAATCTTCAATCTTCACCAAAATTAGCCGTTGATAATTTTATTCAATGTAATTGGGATAAAGTGGAAGTATTAACACTTAACAATGGTTATCAAACTGCTTTTAGAAAACTAAAATGATTCACGTTGTATTGAGAACCTGTAACAGAACTTCATTACAGTCGGATAGAATAGTTAATAAATCGGAATGTATTCTGAGATGTTTGAATTCCATTATTAATAATCTCAAAAATATACCAGAAAAAACATTACATATTGTTGATGATAATTCTTCTATTGATTTTCAAGACATATTAAAAGAACTTATTCGGCCACATGATTATGTAACGATTGATTTTTTACCGGCAAGAAATCAAGATGGACTATCTGCCAAAAAGAAATCTCGTTATTCTGTTGAGATAGCTTACAAACACATCTATAATTTACCTGATGATGACCTGGTATACATTGTGGAGGATGATTATCTACATTTCCCTAATTCTATTGAGGAAATGATTAATTCTTGGAACTATCTTTCAAACATCACTGGTCTAGAAGTAGGTATTTTTCCACAAGATTTTAATCAATTATATTATCATCCAAACAATCCACACAACGACACTTATTTTAGGCCTTGTCTTGTTGTTCCAACAGAGCATAGATACTATAGAAGCACATGGTACACACAAGAATCATTTATGGTTCAATCAAAAATATTTAAAAAGTATAAAGAACACTTTGATAAATTATTAGTTATTGGTGAAGAAGATCATCATTGGGAAGGCAACACCATCTCTGCGGTGTGGAATAAACCAGAATTTAAAATGTTTATGCCAATTGGTTCTTTAGTAATACACATGTCAAACAAAATGGACATTCCATTCTTTGTAACAAAGGAAGATGTAATCAATTTATGGAAACAAAACGAAACATATTGGTCGTTGGAACAGGATTCTCAGGTTCAGTTATAGCCAGAGAACTGGCAAATAAAGATTACAAAGTTACCATAATTGACCAGAGAGTCCATATTGGCGGCAACTGTTATGATGAGATGGTTAATGGTGTTTTAGTTCATCGCTACGGTCCACATATCTTACACACGAATAACAGTAAAGTATTTGAATGGTTATCTCAATACACCCAATGGATTCCATATCAACACAAAGTCAAAGCATATCACAAAGGTCAGTTCTTAACCTTACCACCTAATCAAGAAACACAAAAAATTCTTGGTAATAAATTATTCGAAACTCTCTATGCGCCTTATTCCAAAAAGATGTGGGGCTTGCCAATTGAAAAAATAGATGATACCATATTGAATCGTGTTAAAGTAAGAGATGACTTAAATGAGTTGTATTTTCCAAATGATACTTACCAATATTTACCCAAAGGGGGATACAAAAAACTCTTTGATAACATATTGAATCATAAAAATATTAAAGTAATATTGAATACCAAATTTAATAAAAATATGGAGAAAGATTATGATTACATATTCAACTCTATGGCCATCGATGAGTATTATGATTATTGTTATGGCGAACTACCATACAGGTCTATTAAATTTCATTCATCCAAAATATCTTATTTTAATATGCCAACGGCAGTAGTTAATTTTACGGATGATGGACCATTTACTCGTATTACAAAATGGTCTTTATTTCCCGAACATGGCACAGGTGAAAGATATACATTAGAAGAACCTTGTGATTACAAAGACAATAACATGGAACGATATTATCCAGTTAAAGATTCTGATGGTTTTAATAGAGAGATATATAATAAGTATAAGGACATAAAAAACGATAAGGTCCAGTTTATTGGTAGGTGTGGCCTATATGTTTATATTGATATGGATATGGCAATTAGTTCATCATTAGCAGTAGTTGATAATTTTATTAAGGAGTGAATATGCAAAAGATTTTGATTATGGGATTACCAGGTTCCGGTAAAACATATTTGGCCGAAGTATTAAAAAAGTACCTTGAAGAACACGGTGAAATCAGTTATTCTCGAGCATTAAATGAACACATTGGTGATTTTGGTTGCCAAGTTAAATGGTTTAATGCTGATGAAGTTCGTAAGAAATATAATGATTGGGATTTTACAGACGCTGGTCGTATTCGCCAATCATTAAGAATGGCACAGTTTGCTTTGGAATCTGGTGGTGATTATGTTATCTGTGATTTTGTGGCACCATTGGTAGAGATGAGAAACAACTTCAAAGCAGATTGGACTATTTGGATGGACACCATTGACAAAGGTCGTTTTGAAGATACTAACAAAGCATTTATTCCACCAGAAGTATATGACTTCCGTGTAACAGAACAAAATGCTGAAAAATGGGCTGAATTCATTGGTAATCATATCATTGAGAATCGTAGGCGTCCAACATTTGACTGGCAAAGAGAAACTGTACAGATGTTAGGTCGTTGGCAACCATGGCATGGTGGCCATAGAGCCTTATTTGAAAGGTCTATTGCCAAAACTGGACAAGTGGTTATTCAAATCCGTGACTGCCAAGGATGGCAAGGTTCTAATCCTTTTGCGATTGAACAAGTTAAATCTTATATTCGTAGAGATTTGGATCCATTATTTCAAGGTCAATATGAGATTCAAGTAGTGCCTAACATCGTAAATATTACATATGGCCGTGATGTTGGTTATAAAATTGAACAGGAAACATTTGATGATGCAATACATTCAATCTCTGCTACAAAAATTCGTAAGGAATTAGGAATTGAGTGATACACCAGTAAGAAGTTTAGCTAAAGCGGTATCATGGAGAATAACAGGTACGATTGATACCTTTTTGGTTTCTTGGTTTATCACTGGCCAGCTTCTTTTGGCTAGTGGTATAGCCTTTACCGAAATCATGACCAAAGTGTTTTTGTTCTGGTTTCACGAAAGGGTATGGAATAAAGTTAAATGGGGCAAGGCATAAATACCTTAATCATAGGAGGTTAATATGCCGGCCGTAACAAGTAGAGCAACTTTAAAAGATTACTGTTTAAGAAGATTAGGTTTCCCTGTCATTGAAATCAATGTTGATGATGACCAGCTGGAAGACCGAATTGATGATGCCATTCAATATTGGCAAGACTATCATTTTGATGGCTTACAAAAAGTTTATTATATTAAACGTGTAGATGCCACAGACATTAATAACAAATACATCGATTTAAACAATGTGGTAGATTCTGCCAATGTTCCTTTGGACATTGTTGGGGTTACTCGTATATTTCCACTTCAAGATTCTCAGGCAACCATTAATATGTTTGACCTTAGATATCAACTTCGTCTAAACGAACTCTACGATTTTACCTCCGCATCTTACGTCAACTATACTTTGACACAGCAACACTTACGTTCATTGGAAATGTTGTTTACTGGAGAAGTTCCTATTCGTTTCCAAAGACACATGAAAAAACTATTGATTGATTGGGCATGGGGAGCATCCGAAGCACCATCAGGTACCATTGTTATTGCCGAATGTTATGCAACGATTGATGCCACAGTTTATAACAGAGTGTGGAATGATCGTTGGATTAAAGAGTATGCTACTGCATTAATCAAGAGAACTTGGGCTAATAATCTTAAAAAATTCTCAGGTTTACAATTACCTGGTGGCGTTACACTTAACGGTGATAAAATTTACGAAGAAGCGGTAGAAGAAATTAAAATGCTTGAAGAACAAATGGAAGTACAATACGGCGCACCTTTGGAGTTTTTCTTAAACTAACATGCCAACATCAGTTTATTTTAATAATTATAACTCCAATGCCGAGCAAAGAGTTATAGAAGATTTAATTGTAGAGTCCATGAAAATCATGGGCTTTGATGCGTTCTATTGTCCAAATGACAATGATCAAGCTCGTGACCTTTTATATGGTGAAGATCCAGTTAAAAAGTTTCAGTCGGCTTTTCCATTAGAAATGTATCTTTCTTCTGACCCATTAGACTACCTAGGTCAACAAGAATTCTTTTCCAAATTTGGTTTAGAAATTAAAGACGTTGTTAAAGTAATGGTATCAAGAAGGTCTTTCCAACAAAGGGTTCCACAGAATACCTTTAATAGACCAAGAGAAGGTGATTTAATTTATATACCTTTCTTAAATGGTACTGGTGAATTGTACGAAATTACTTTTACTGAACAAGCTAAAGATATGCATATGCTTGGAAGAAAACAACCATATTTTTATGAACTTAGATTAGAGAAATTTAAATATTCACAAGAAATTGTTGCTACAGGCATGGATGATATTGACCATATTGTTAATGATTCTGCTTACATGATTAAGTTAAATACCAATACTGGAAATGGAAATAATTATATTATACACGAAACAGTATATCAAGCAGCTGATCAAACTCAAGCCAATGCTACAGCAGTTGCTATTGTTCAAACATGGAGTGCAGCAAACAATCAACTAATGGTAAGTAATATTTCTGGTGAATTTATTAATAATCAAATTATTATTGGTGTATCAAGCAACGCAAGACATACTTTGTTAAATTTTGATCCATTATTAGATAATTCATTCAATGAAACATATAGTAATAAACTTTTACAAACAGAAGCTAATTCAATTGTTAATTTCTCTGAAACTAATCCATTTGGTACTTTATAATGTCTACACCAACATATAATAGAATTATTCGTAAACTGGTTGTAGGCTTTGGTAATCTTTTTAAAGACCTTACTTTGGTTCGTTACAATCCAGATTTAACTGAAGCTGAAAGAGTTTTAGTTCCTATTGTATATGCAACAAAAGAATTTTATGTAAGACGTTTAGAAGATGATCCAGATTTAAGTAAAAAAATACAAACAGCATTACCAAGAATGTCATTTGAAATGTCAGGTCTTACTTATGATGCTTCTAGAAAACAGAATACTAATTTTAAACAATTTGCCAAAACAACTTCTGGTGTGGTATCACAATATAATCCAGTACCATACAATTTTGATTTTAATCTTTATTTGTATGTTCGTAATATTGAAGATGCCACACAACTTATTGAACATATACTTTCTTATTTTACTCCAGATTATACTATTAAATTAAATTTAATTCCAGAAATGGGAATTACTAAAGAAGTTCCAATTATTTTAAATTCAACATCATCAGATATCATTTATGAAGGTGATAAAAATAATGATACTAGGATGATTATTTGGACTTTAAACTTTACAGTTAAAGGATTTATATTTGGTAAAATTACTCAAACCGGATTAATTAAAACATCCATTACAAATATTCTTAATCAAATTTCACCTGATGATACTGTCGTGTTTAATATGGCAAATACAGGTACAGGAAGATATCAAACAGGTGAAACTGTATATCAAGGATATTCTTCAGGTACGGCAACAGCAACTGGTAAAGTTGTTGTTTGGTCTAACAACACTTTACATTTGACTAATATAAATGGAAACTTCATTTCTTCTATTCCTATTTGGGGTACTATTTCTAATGCTAATTATAATTTTACTGGATATAATGTAACATCTAAACGGTCAGAAGATTTAGCAAAAATTATTGTTGTGCCTAATCCAACAACGGCCAACTCTAATGGTCCTTACACTTATACAACAACTATAACGGAGTTCCCTAATATATCATGAACAATTTTGAAAAATCTATGGCAGAAGTATTTGATGTAACACCTACAGTAGTTGAAGAAAAGAAAAAAGAAATTTTACCTTCTGTTAAAGATGGCAAAGAACAAGAACTTCAACAAGATTTAACTGATGCCTATGAACAGTCTAAAGAAAATCTACAAGGTATTATTGACCAAGGTAAAGAAGCCATGGGAGAAATACTAGAGATTGCCAAGGCCGGTCAGCACCCAAGAGCATTCGAAGTATATGGAACTTTACTTAAAAATATGGTAGATGCCAACAAAGAACTTCTTGCCATTCAAAAACAAATTCGTGAGATGGAAGGAATCAAAAAAGATTCTGCTGCCACAAATATTGACAAAGCCATTTTTATTGGTTCAACTGCTGAGTTAAACAAACTCATTAAAGGCAAAGAGTAATGGCAATTAAAGGTAACGATTCGTATCGTGATAATCCCTTACTTAAAAAAGTAGGTGTTGAACACAAATTTACAGAAGAACAAGTACAAGAATACGTTAAGTGTTCCAAAGATCCTGTATATTTCTGTATAAACTACATTAAGATTGTCAACGTTGATGAGGGTTTAATTCCTTTTAAGATGTGGGAATTTCAAAAAGAAATGTTGGAACTTTTTAGAGATAACCGATTTGTTATTACTAAATGTCCTCGACAGGTCGGTAAAACTACCACAACAGTTGGTTATCTTCTTTGGGCTACCATATTTACTGATTCACAAAACGTAGCCGTTCTGGCAAACAAAGGTTCATTAGCAAGAGATATCTTAGCCAAGTATCAACTGGCATATGAAAATTTACCGCAATGGCTCCAACAAGGCGTGGTGACATGGAACAAAGGTAATGTAGAACTAGAGAACGGGTCTAAGGTTATTGCGGCCTCCACATCATCTTCAGCAATCCGAGGTGGTTCTTTTAACATTGTATTCTTAGACGAATTTGCTTTCGTACCCGGTAATATTGCCAATGAGTTCTTCAACTCGGTCTATCCTGTAATCTCCTCTGGTAAATCTTCCAAAATTATTATTGTTTCCACACCAAATGGTATGAATTTATTTTATAAGTTATGGATGGATTCTATTGAAGGTAGAAACAACTATAAGAATTTTGAGATTCATTGGTCTATGGTACCAGGTCGTGATGAGAAGTGGAAAGAAGAAACAATTCGTAACACTTCACAAAGACAATTTGCACAAGAGTTTGAAACAGAATTCTTAGGTTCTTCCAATACTTTGATTTCTGGTTACAAATTACAACAATTAAGATATATTGATCCTGTGGCTGAGTTTGATAAGATGAAAATCTATGAACATCCTATCAAAGAGAATGGTGAAGATATTAAATCAGACCATTTATATGCCATGGCGGTTGATGTATCAGAAGGTAAGAACTTAGATTCTTCAGCTTTCTCTATATTTGACATATCAACTACACCATATAAACAGGTTGCAACTTATTCTAGTTCATCCATATCACCAATTTTATTCCCTACGGTGATTGTGAATGCTGCTAGATTGTATAATGATGCCTTTGTTTTGGTAGAAATTAATAACAATCCACAGGTAGCAGACTTTATACATTCAGATTTAGAATATGAGAATCTATTGAAAGTATTTACAGGTAACAAAAAACCACAGCAACTCTCAGCTGGATTTGCCCGTGGTATTCAAATGGGACTTAAAATGTCCACTCAGGTTAAACAGGTAGGTTGTTCAAACCTTAAAACTTTGATTGAAGGTGACAAACTTTTAATTAATGACTTTGACACTTATTCTGAGTTAACCACATTTGAACAACACAAAACATCGTTTGCCGCTGCTGAAGGTGCCAACGATGATATGGCTATGACTTTGGTTATTTTTGCTTGGGCAACCACTCAAAAGTACTTCAGAGAAATCGTAAACCATGATATTCGTAAACAAATTCAGTTGGAAAACATGAATCAAATAGACGAAGATGTACTGCCAGCTCCCATTATTGAGACCGGTTTAGATAGACCGTATGAAATTATAGATGGTGATTTATGGGAAAACGCAGATGGTTCAGAAGTATATTCAGGTTTAATGAGAGATGTTATGAGGAATCTCTAAATATGACCTTACATAAATATTCGTATGGTATCTTAATTGCCAATATAACATCATATTCAAGGAGATAATAAAATGGCATTTCAAATCTCTCCAGGCGTAAATTATTCTGAGGTTGACTTAACAACAGTCGTTCCTTCAGTATTAACTACGGCCGGTGCGTTTGCTGGAACTTTTACATGGGGCCCAGCACAAAAACGAATTCAAATTACTAATGAAATTGACTTAGTTACTAAATTTGGTAAGCCAGATAGTAATTCAGCCACTTCATTTTTTACTGCTGCTTCATTCTTAGCTTATGGAAACAACTTAACGGTTGCTCGAGCAGTTGGTGTTAATTCAAAAAATGCTCGTGCAAACACTTCAGGTACAGCATTACAAATCAACAATGAAGATGTATTTCAAGCTGCATATCTAACTGGTTCAGCTGGTTCATCTATTGGTCCAGTTATTGCTAGATATCCAGGCACTTTAGGAAATTCACTTATTGTAGCTACGATTGATTCTGGTGGAACATTTGCCACATGGAATGTTGGTGGTGTAACACTATCTTCTTATTTTAATGGTGCTCCTGGTACATCAGCACAAGCTACTGCAGCTGGCGCAACAAATGATGAAATTCACATTGTTGTTTATGATGCTGGTGGTTTATTTACTGGTGTTAAAAATCAAGTATTAGAAGTATTCCCATACCTTTCAAAAGGTTCAGATGCTACCGATTCTTTAGGTAATTCAAATTACTACAAGAATGTTATTTACAACAACTCAAAATACATCTATGCTGTTGATGCATTAACTACTGCTCCAGAATATGCTACTTTTGGTAGACCTTTAGCAAATACAAGTTACTATGTAAGTGGTAGTGTGAGTTATCAATTACAAGGTGGTACTGATGATGCTCCTTCTACAGCAAACACACAAACCGCTTATGGTTTATTTGCCAATGCTGATGAAGTAAATGTTTCTTTGGTAATTACTGGTGATGCTCCTGTAGCCACTAAACAGTATGTAATTGAGAGTATTGCCAATTCTCGTAAAGATTGTTTAGCATTTATTTCACCTCCATCAGCAAACGTTATTAATCAAGCTGGTAACGAAACAACAAACATTACAGCATGGAATACAGCAGTTGCTCGTTCAACATCATATGCTGTTGCTGATTCTGGTTGGAAGTATATGTTTGACAAGTACAACAATACATATCGTTGGGTACCATTGAACGGTGATATTGCTGGTCTATGTGTATACACAGATTCAGTTCGTGATCCATGGTTCTCACCTGCTGGTTTCAATCGTGGTAACTTAAAGAATGTTGTTAAGTTAGCATGGAATCCAACCAAAACAAATAGAGATACTCTATATGCTCAAGGTGTTAATCCAGTTGGTACATTCCCAGGTAACGGTACAGTATTGTACGGTGATAAAACATTACAAACTAAACCTTCTGCTTTTGACCGTATCAATGTTCGTAGATTGTTTATCGTTCTTGAAAAAGCAATTTCACAAGCTGCCAAGTATTCATTGTTTGAATTTAATGATGAAACTACCCGTGCTCAATTTGTTGGTTTGGTAACTCCGTTCCTTAGAGATATTCAAGGTCGCCGTGGTATCTATGACTTCCGTGTTGTTTGTGATACTACAAATAATACATCACAAGTTATTGATGCTAACCAATTTGTTGGTGATATTTACATTAAGCCTGCTCGTTCAATCAATTTCATTCAGTTGAACTTTGTTGCCGTCAGAACTGGTGTTGATTTCACAGAAGTCGTTGGTAAGTTCTAATAAATAACCACGATAATAGGAGAAAACAATGGCATTCAACGTAGCAGAATTTAGAGC